ACTTAAGATCAGATGCAAGTTTCTCCGCTTTGCTTAATGATCCAGTAAGTGTTTCTAATGCTTTGTTATAAACTTCTAATGATAATTGGCCTTTAGCAAATTCTTCATTTAATCTTGCCAATGCTTGTTGAGATATTTTAACCTGTTCAACACTATTTTGTGATTCTTGTATTAAAGTGCTGTAAAATTTATCTAATGGAGTAACCGTTAATTTTTGAATTTCTGATGTGTATTCAGCAACCGCTTTTTTGGCCGCTTCAATTTCAAATGTATAATCTTTTAGACCGCCAGCATTTAATTGTTGATTTTTATTAACAATCTCTTGTGCTTTGCTTAAATTCTCAAGTGTTTTTTGTGCTTCTGCTAATTTTCTATTTGCTTTTTCTAATGGTGTACCAAATTCAAGTTTAGCATATTTTTGTGCTTGATCAACACTTGCTTTAATACCTTTAACTTCTGCATTGATTAATTCATTTAATTTCTTCTGGTCTTCTGAAATTTTTCTTTGTCTTGCCGTAGTTTCTTCTTGTTGTTTCTTTTGTGTTACAGCAAGTTCTTCTAATTTTTTAATTACAGGATCTAATTCTTTTTGTAATTCTTTTGCTTGTTTAAGTAAACGAGGGTTAGGTACTCCAAACCCTAGAGTAGACTGGGCAAATGCATCTTTAATTTTTTTGTTTAATTCTTCAACAGCATCAGCCGCCCTAATTGATCCATCTTCAACACCTTTAAGTATTTGATCTGTATTAAGATTAACTAGAGCACCTTCAGTTTCGCCAATTTTATCTAGTGTCCTTGTTATGTTTTTTAATACGTTTTCATATAATTTTGCAAATCCAGTACTTTCTGCTATTTTGTTAGCCGCTCTATCAAATGCATCACCTAATGCTGTTTCTAATTGTGCTATTGTAACTTGTTGTGATTTAAATGCGTTTGTAAGTGCTGTTGATTTTTCAAATAAATCAAACATCACTTCCGCTGATAGTTCACCAGAACGTGACATCTTACGCAATTCGCCAACCGTCTTACCACTTTCTCTTGCCATGATAGCAAGTGCAGGACCTAATCCTTCAACAATACTACGGAATTCGTCACCACGCACCTCGCCTGATGCCATTGCTTGACCAAACTGCCTAATAACAGCATTGGCAGTGGCAGTATCTGCACCAGCGACTTGCAATGCTTGTGATAGTTTTTCAGTAACGCTAATAACACGTTCTTCACTAATGCCTAATGCATCAGTTGTTACACGCAATTTAACAAACAGATCTAGGAAGTTTTCAAATGAAGTTCTACTTTGTATGGCTGATTGTTGCAATAGACCCATCACACGATTTAGGTCTTCAGTACCATTTGTAATAAGTCTTAATTGGTTTTCGTATGTTTGAAATTTCTTAGCAGATTCAAGTATTCTTTGGCCAAATTGCACAACCTCTCTAACAGCAAGGACACCAATAAAACCTTTAACCGCAGTTCTTAATGTACCTAAAGATTGTTGTGCTTGTTTTACATTAAACTCTATTGAATACTTGTCTTTTTGCATACTATCTTCCTTTGATTATCCTTCTAACTAAACTTATAACGTATTTAATCGTTGGATTGGTCATTCCTTGCTTGGCTTGTCTGCTGTGACCTTCATTTAATGGCACAGCATACTTGTAATCAGCATGAATTGTATCGCCTTTTTTAAACTTTGTATTTCTTCTGGCATTACCCGTGTCAATTGGTGTTATGCTTTTAAAATAGGTGTATGCTTTCTTAGGAACTTTATCTAATTCACGTCTAATCCTTTTCATGCGAGGGGATATGGCGTTTCTTGTTTGTTTAACCTTCATCTGTCGCTCCTTTGCTCCTAACTGCATTTATCATGTTTTGCAGTTGCTCTGTGCTATAATCACTGCCCAACGTTGAACCTTGTTTAGGATTCTTCGCCAGCCAGTTTTCATAACCAACTGCTGTTTCTGCCACAAACAAATCCATTGTTGTGCCAGACTCCAATATCTTTGACGGTAAGTAACCATAACGCTTTGCTAAAAAATCTACCGTTAGCAAGGCATTCAAGTCAGGTGTTATTTTTTTGTAGTCTGGCTTACGGAATTTCCCAGGCTATCTACCACCTTCTGTATTACTCTCATCATTACTTTAACAGGAATGGTTGATTCCTTTGTAATAACTTGTTTACCATCTTTATCTAAAACCAATTTTTCAACCAACGTTGCAATTTCACCATAGTTTTCTTGTTTGATTGTTGCCATTTGCATAAAGACATCCATCTTCTGTCTGTCATATACATAAAAGTCAATAGGTTCCCCAAACTCTTTAACGATATCTTCATCGTCAATGGTTACTTTTACTAATGTGGGTTTTGCTGTGAGTTTTGATAATTCCATCTGTTAATCTCCTTGTCTGTTTATCAGTGTGTTTGTTAGCACAATCAAAAATCTTGTTCTTGATGTTGCTTTTTCTAAGTCAGTTTGAGCACATTTAATTTCATTCTGTGCTTTTGCCAATTCTGCAAGTAAACTTTGTAAAAGTTGCTTGTCAGTCTTTGAATCTAATACGTCCATCTATTAATCCTTCTATTCTATTTATCTTAATGTAGAAATATGGGGCGAAAAACGCCCCATACCCCTCGCTCATTGCTAATCCCTAGAGATTAAGCAACCGTGTAGTCACCAGTTACGGTAATTGTAATTGGTGAAACCCAAACAGGAGCATCAGCAGATACGGTTGGAGCCAAACCTGTGATGTAACCTTGTCCAGATATTGTTTTACCTGTAGCACCACCGTCAGTGTCGCCTAGATAAATTTCAAAGTCTAGTAGGGTTTTGTTTGATGAAAGTGTCCAAACGCCAACGTAGTCCGCTTCACCCGCTGTCTGACCTGTGTCACCAAACCATGCGGTTTGATCTAACACAATGTTCATTGACAATGAGTTTGTTGCAGTTGTGGCAATTTGTAACTTAGATGCGGAGTTTAATTGTGTCCATGTGAACACATCATTCGCCGCATTAATTGTAACGTCCTGTATACCAGGAAGCGTTAATTCAGGTGATGAAGCAGAGTTTGCCGCAACACTAATACCTAATGTTGATTGCACTCCACTAACACCTGGGGCTGGATAAATGTAAGCCATTTCTGTTTCCTCTCGTTATGTTACTTTGTTAAAACGTATTTCCAACGTATTGATAACTAGATCACCTTGAATTTCAGTTGTAACATCAAGTTCTCTACGATGAATACCTGTTACCGTAGTAATGTTTTTAGCCTTCTTCAAGTCTGATACCAATTGGTCGTAATTCGCTGGTAATTGCTTCGCGTCTGCGGAAAAGTAGATACTAACTGATGTGACTTCGTTGTCTATGACAGGTCCATCCAATGCAGTTACTAAAGGTTCAGTCGCTGTTTGTTCATTATCCACATAAATTTTCTTTACGTTTTTAATGAACAGCGGTGATCCGCTTTCATCATATGGTATATCACTGCTGGTTGTAAAACTTCCCAGTGCCAAACCATTGATGTAATTTAGTATCTCCTGTCGCATCTAACGTACCCTCTTAAGATTGTATTGTCCTGGGTCTTTTTCAGTTGAGGCAATAGTGCCATCATCATCAAAATCATACCAGTCACCCGCAGTGATCAGTTCACCATATAGTTGTTCTGCCTTGTTGGCATAGTAACTAATTTTTTGTCTTTCAGCGTTGTCTTCGTTTCCAAAGTCAGCAATGATTGGCAAAATGTAATCTGCAAATCCCATGTAAACACACAGATCTCTAAAGTCGTTTAAACGTGCTTTAATTTTATCTGGGTCTACTGCTGGAATGTCAGCAACGGTTCTATATACCGTTGATGAATCACGTTTGGTGTAGTATGAACGCCACCAGGATGACGAGCGTATCTTTGTTAAAATACGCTCTGTCGCCCTAATAAGTCCGTTTTCTACGACATCGTCAGTCAGTCCTTCATTTGCCTCAAATAAACGTTGATCTTTTGCAAGAGCATCGT